AAGTAAGATAAATCAACACCTGGTTTTACTTGAGTGTCGGGTATAATTAAATGTTTCAATGGTTAACCTTTCCCAAAAGTTTAAAATAATATTCAGCATCAACAATAGCTAAAGGTTTACTTCTGTTTTGCTTGACTATCACTACTGGTTCTGCTCCTCTACAGTTAGTGCTTGCTTGCTCATAAAAACCATATACTGCTACCTTTTGTCTTGATTTACATTCAATAGATATATTAGCTTTTTCTCTTGCTGTAGGACTTAATAGCACATCTTCACCACCACAACCCATAGATGTTGACCTAACATCATCAGTCTGTAAATGTAATTTCGATACTATCTGATCCCTCACCCACTGTTGTAACATTCTTCCCTTGTTCTTTCTGCTGCTGGTTTTCAAAATATATAACCTCTTTTTTAGTTATCCATTTCTTAGGAATGTGCATACGAGTATTAGAGTGATCTATTGATATTGTAGAAGCAATACAGATAGCTTCTTTATTTTCATCTACTACATAACCAACTGTAATACATTTATGCGTTTCTGCTGTGGCTGTCTCTTCCCAACCACAGTCTGCTACAGCATCTTGCCAAACTATTCTATATACTCTGGTAGAGTCCACATTTGGTCTTTTTTCTTTCTTATCCACAATAACTGTCCTTGTTCTAGTAAGTATTCTCTATTGTATTTATATTCTTCAAGCACTGCGTTATATAAATCTTTTTCATCTTCTAAGTCTGCAAGTATCTTTTCTGCTCTTTTATCTCCAATACCTTTTAATCCTGGTATGTTATCTGTTCTGTCTCCTGTTAATAATTGCTTATAGAAATGTTTTATTGTTTCTTTCTCTGATAGATAATAAAGATCGTTTCTTTGAAAGTTATAGTGCCAACCTCTAATATTATCTAAATCTTTATCAATAGTACATATGACATAATCTTGTTCATTCATCTCATATGCTTTTATTCCTATGGCATCATCAGCTTCTTGGTTCTCTTGTACTTCAAATCCCCATGCTTTCTCCATGTATTCTCTAAGTATAGGTAAGTGTTTAGGCTTACCTGACTTTCTGTGTCCTTTGTAGCTTTGTGTCTTAGCTATCTTGTCTCTATAATTATTAGTGCCAGTTAGGTAGCCAACTGCGTCATCACAGTTGGCATTTATAAACACTAACTCCTCTAAATATTCTGCTAATTTGTTGATGGCGTATTCTTGCTTATAATCTTCACAACCAAACCCTATTTTATAGGCTAGGATATCACCATCAACTATAGCAATCATTAGAGAACATCTCCGTCATCTTCTTCACCATCATTAGGCTCTTCATAGGCTACTAGCTTGTCTATAACGAGTCTACGCAAGCTAGGTGATCTTCCCTTACCATACTTACCTTCCCAATCATAATAACTAACTATAGCAACTGCAACAGAACCATTACCTATAGCAATATCAGATAAATCATTACCTTCTGAGTCTATTACCTTGATAGGTCTTTTACTTTTACAAACAATAAAGTCACCCTTTTCTGGCTTATCAGCTTTGTTGTTAACTGATAGTCCTATCTTCTCAAGACCTTTTACCGCTGGTTCTGATAAATTGCACAAGTCAACTGTGTACTTCTCTGCCATAGCATTAATCTTGTTATGAAAACACCACATAATGTTGGCTTTGATCTTAACTGGTTTAGTTACTTCCATAGTTTCTCCTTAATGAGTTTCTTTCCAATTATTACCTACTTTATATTCACCATCTAAAGGACAATTAAGATTTAACGCTTTACCTGATTCTACGATAGCTTTAACTCCTAACTGTCCTACTAGCTCTGCATCATCAACACTAGCTTCTACTTGCCATTCATCATGTACGTTTGCTACAAAGTATGCGTCTAACTGATAAGTCTTTATATACTTGTTAAATATTATTAGTGCTTTCTTCATAACAACTGCACCAGCCCCTTGAAGCAGTGTATTTAATGCTGAGTGTTCTGATCTGACTTGTAATCTTCTACCATCTAAACTAGGTAATGTTGGTGTTTGTTGCATAGTCTTTTTAATACGTTTTTTTAACTTTGCTAGTGCTGGTACATTCTCCATAAATTTATCTATGGTTTCTTGTCCGTCACTTTGCACCATTGTACCTATCTTTCTGGCTGAAGCACCATAGAGAAAAGCATATATAAAAGTTTTAGCTTTGGCTCTAGTGTCAAGTCCAGCAGCTTGCTGGTTCTTACTGTGTATATCTCCGTCTAAAATCTCCTTAGTGTAGTTATCATCGTTCATATAATGTGCCAACATTCTCAGTTCCAACCCTGAAGCATCAATACCAACTAACTTATGACCAGGATCAACAGTCCATAGTTCCCTACACTCTGCACCATATGGTGCTGATACTGAAGGAACTTGAGCTAGGTTAGGGCTGTGGTGTGTCATTCTACCTGTGACTGCTCCGTTGGTAATGACCTTACCACAAACCCTTGATCTGTCATTTGTATACTTAATCCATGATTCAGATTGAGCCAACCTTTTCTGAAGGAGTAAGTATTCGCAGATGAGTTTTGCTTCTGGAATATCAACTGATCCCAAAACTGCTTCATCAACAATGACTGTACCTTTGTCTGTAAACTTCTTGGGATTCCAGCCAAGTGTTGTAAGTCTTTTGGCAATCTGCTGTCTTGATGCTGGATTGAATATTTCAATGTCATCTTTTAATCTTTTTCCTGTTTTTTCTGAGAACCTTTCTGTGATGATTGGTCGAAAGGATTGTTGAAGCTGTTTTTCGAGGTTTTCCATTCTTGTGCGTAATCGTTCCACCAGTTCCTTGCATTTCTGTAAGTCAATCCTAAAACCTCTGCTGACTTGTCTTGAAACGATTGAAGCAACCTCATGTTCGAGGATAATACATTCTTGAGAAAATCCATAGTCTGTCCTTTCTTTTTTTAGTTCTTGATAAACTTTCTCTAATACTTCTACGTCATTAATACAGTATTGTTTCATCTCTTCTGAGTACTCGTCAAACTCTTTAAAATCAGTCTTTGGAAACTTTAGTGTTTCTCCCCAAGCAGCTAAACTGTGTTTCCTCTGTGGGTTCATCAATCTTGATAGAACTAATGTGTCCAAAACTTGGTTCAATCTTATCTTTGTGTTCCATAGTTTGTTTAAAACTGGAAAATCGAAACCTATGCCATTGTGAGCTATTAATGTTTTGCCCTTTATTGATTGGTTTAGACTTTCCACGTTTCTGTGACATTCAACCTTTCCCTGTTGATTTTTTGTTACCACTAGATGTATTCTTGAGTGATCCATTGTTGTCTCTATATCCAGGAACATCAACTGATCTTTCTTCTTGCCATTGCTCATTTGTTTCTAGCCTTGAGTAAATTGTGCCGTCATCAAAAAGAACATAATGTGTTTTAACACCATTGTTATTTTCAGTGACGCTGTGGTTTATTAGTTTTTTCATAGTTTAGCAGTTCCTCTAGCTTTTCTTCTAATGAAGAATCATTATTGCATACAATCTCGTCTATGTCAAGTAGTTTAGCATAGGCTTCGTTAAGTTGTTGTAATTTTGCAACAGTAATTTTCCATTGTTTAATTTCCTTAGAAAGAAGTTGTGTACTCTTCTCAAAAAAAGAAGCATCCACTTCTGCTGACTTTAATGATTGTTTTAAATCATGCACTTGATTCTCTAAGTGGTAAATAACATCATTAATGTTTTCATCATGGTATTCATCTTCATAAGACATATTAATTCTCCCTTGTTGTGACAAACTTTTGCCTTGCGGCATTAACATTACCTACATATCTTACCTTGCTCCTAGCATCAATACCTTTTATTCTCTCGCCTAACCATCGAATAACAGGCACAGCCATGCTATTGCCTAGTGCTTTATACCTAGGCCCGTTTGGACAGTCTTTATTTTCTTTTCCTCTCCAAGGTATCTGAGTGTAATTATCAGAAAAACCCTGTAATCTTTCACATTCTACAGGTGTTAATCTTCTAATTACAGACTTGGGTTTTTCTTTGTGCTGAATTAATTGTTTATCATTCGTAGCTGTTAAAGTAGGTGCTTTACCTGTGGAATCATAAACACGTTGGCTAGATTCAAACACACCATCCTTGTATTCAAACTCCATAATCTGATCATCAAA